GATAAGGACTGGGCGTAAGACTAGCCGCGATGAGTTCAATCTGGGTGGCCAGAAAGTTGATAACGGCATTGATGCTGTTGGTGGCACTCTTACCACGGAACTCACTTGCGTGATTAAGAACCCGCCTGCCAACGCAATCCTCACCAACCTGACTGCTGCGGCTGCTGGCTAATCTGGAGTACTTATGACCATCCTTCAACTTAATCCGGTTGGGATGGTCAGTACTGATGTTGGCTACATTTCGTCGATTACAATTCGATACAATGGCGCTAACAATGTACTGACTCCAGACGACAATAACCAAATCACTCTTCCCAACGTAACTACTGGTGCAATCCAAGCTGCTGACCGAATTACTGGAGCCGCCGCAGGAGTTAATCCTGGCCCCAATGGAACTGGTATTCGAGCAGTTAGTACGGCTGCCTGATTCCTCCTGAGGGAACTCAGTTTTGGTGGGGTCTGAGTAATAAAACCCTGCCGCCTACCTCAGGAGTTATCCAATGTCTGAAATCGCTGAAACCCAAGTTGCTGATAAGCGACTGTATAAAAGTACGATCAAGTTCTGCAACATCATTCTTCCAGATGGCACTCGCCTTGACTTCAAAGGCGGGATTTATATCACGGGAGATGAGAGTGTGATTAGCTATCTTGATCGTGCAATTGCTCGTAATGAATATTCTGGCAATATCTATATTGATCCAAATGCTCGTACCGTAACAGCCGAGCAAGAGAACCCGATGCTAGCTTTGCGTAAAAAGATGTTTGCAGAGTTTATGGCTGAGCAGGCTAAGATGATTGATCCTTCCAATAACATGGGAGAATCTAAACAAGGTCCGCTCAAGGCTGCATCCACTACGGATATTGCTCCTGTGACTATTGGTGGTCCTTCTGTTGCATCTCTCATGAGCGCTGCAGCAAAGCTTGGTCAGCAAACTAACTAATCTACCATCATGACGCTGACCGAACTACGGCAAGAAGTTTACAATCTCACCAATCGTCCCAGCTTGGTGGCTGAGACTCTTACCGCCATTCGGTCAGCTACTTTAAAGCTGCATCAGTTAGATTATTTTTACAAGGATATTGTAGAGCAAGGAGTGTCGTTTTCTCCTGCTGCATTTGTTCAGCAGATTGAATACCGCACACTTTTTCCGCGTTGGAGGGCTCTTAAGTATATTCGTAAAACTGATTTCACTGGAACTGAACAAGGACAGATTTTCACAATTATTACCCCAGAAGCTGTTTTAGATCAGTTTGGACGTAACCAAGATAATGTATGTTATGTAGCAGGGGCGGCAATTCAAATCCGCTGCTCTGATGCTTTTCAATATTGTATTGTCGGGCGCTACGATAATCCTGACATTACAGAGACCGGATACAACTCTTGGATTGCTTTAGACCACCCGTATGCCATTGTTTTTGAGGCGGCTGCCACGGTGTTCAAAGCAATCGGGGACACAGAAAAGTTTGCTGCATACACTTCTCTAGCTGCAGTTCAGGCTGCAGAAGTTCGTATGTCTAATATTCAATCTTACGGATACTAATATGAGCGCATCTATCTGGAATCCTGGATCTAATATTCCATCAGGGGGAACCATTGCCAGGGCAGTAGAGCCTAAAACAGTAGCTGCTGGGCAAACTGTTGTAACATTTTCTACTTTTGAATATGTTCCAGGCACCGGCAGTTTATTCATCTTTGTTGCAGGTTTCTACTACTCAGACTATGTAGAAACCAATGGCACCTCTATTACTCTTAACACTCCTTTCACAGAGTCTGTGGAACTAGTTGCAGTTGCCGGTATTCCTTTGAATGAAGGAATCTCTGGTCTGTCGGTTTCTTATCTTGCACCCGGCGCAGATTCTGTATCTCGCACAGTGCAGAGTAAGCTGCAAGAAAGCTCTTTCATCTCTATTGTTGATAAAGGTGCCACGCCTTCTGCAGACGCTTTCTCTGCTGTGCAGTCTGCTCTAGATTCTGGGGCGGAAATTGAAATTCCTGCAGGTGCCTGGTCTGCCGTAGGCACTGCTACAGTAACCGGATCTAAAATTATCAAAGCCAGAAATGGTTCTGTACTTTCTGGAAGTGCTTTCAGTAATCTTGGCTTTTACACGGGTGGAAATGGGATTGAGCAAAATGTTCACCAAGGTGGTGGACCTGTAGATAGCGCTTCATTCTATTTTCGTCGAGAGACTAATTACGCAGGCGGCACACCTGGATATGTAAATAGCGCAGTTCGCGCAGAAACCTATGTAAGAAATCCTGCTTCCACTTCTTTTGAGTGGACTTCCTGTTTTGTGCTACATAACTTTGCAACAGGCGGAGAGAACGTAGCAGGTTACAGGCAAGGTATTAAGTATACTGGAGCTGGTCCCACGTGGGCAGGCTGCGATGAAATTATTGATTGGAACATCAATCCTACTAGCGGAGTTGTAGGTACTGAGCTGTCTTTTACAGCAAATGGTACAGATAATAATAGAGTTCGTGTAGCTTATGATGTGGCTTTACGTAAACGTAGTGCTGCAGGAGCATCTCCTACACTGACTTGGGGCTATCGCATTCAAACTGAGGCTGGATCCACTGTTGATAGAGGTTACGGGTTTGCCCCCGGAGCTTCTGTACTTAAAGCTTTTGATACTACAGAAGCTACTGTTCTTCAGTCTGCACTCTCTATGGCAGACGGACAAGCCATCACCTTCAATACGCTTCAAACTAAAAAGCTATTCTACGACGGCGTAGGTCTAAAGTATGAAAATGCTGCAGGGGTGCTAGGTTTTAGAGCAAATGATACTGGTGTACTGCAAGTTGGTAATATCAATACAGCGGCTACAGTGCCCGGTAACTTTATTCCAAATAGAATTATCCAAATTCAGCAAAGAGATGGTACGTCTCTTTATATTCCTGCAATGCTTGCAACCTGGTAAGGAAAAATCATGATTGTCAAAAATGCCCACCATCAGCAGTTTCTGCTGGAAGCCCTTCAACAGCTCAGTATCCCTGGCAAGTATCTTGATCTTGCTTTTGAGGTGAAACAAGAACTTGCTTCAGCTAAGTTGGAGAGCCAAGTTATTGTAGCAGATCGTCCTAAAGATGAGCCGACTCCTGCTGCTTAGGAGAGCATTTCATGAATGCAAAAGACAATGTATTCAAACTTAGCCGCTGGGAGCAGCCAACTCAAGTTGCTGTACCTGGCTCTAAGATGCAGATTAGTAACATCTTTGGAGACCCTACCAATGGAATTGAAAATGAAGGCTCTATTTGGGCTGATAGTACTTTTGCTGAAGTAGCTTTTAGTAAGACTTTTACAGCTACGACTGTAGGCTCTCAAGGAGGATCTCCTCTAACTACTGGATTCTTTTTTGCCAAGAATGAGAATGCTACAGGAGATGTTGTTGCAATTCTCGGTACAACTCTGGTTAAATCCAACAACGGGGTTGGCTTTGCAGGGAACCTGATTGCAAGAAATGAAGCTGGAACTACAGGGACTAAGTTAGTTGGCCTGGAAATTGATGTTGAGCCCGCTGCTGGAACTACAGATTCTACTGCATCTAAGGGTATCATTTTCAATGTATTTAACATTGCATCAAACGCTGCAGTTAGTTTGATTGGCGGAGTCGGTGGGGGCACTTGGGCAGATGGATTTTTAAGTTCCCAAATCCGCGGAACTCATTATGGAGTAGCCTCTTCAAACACTACTACATCTCAAAGTTTCATTAACACACTCTCGGGTACATTCAGTGAAAATGCTATTCGTCTAGGGTCTGGAGCTAGCCAGGGTATTTCTTTTGGAAACGCAGGTTATGGTGTTGCTCCGTTTATCTTTGCTCTGGGAGATGGCACACAGGTTCTCACCTCTGGAAACACAGACCTTTTGACTTTGAGAAGTAAAGCAGATACAAATAGATTTATCTTTAACACAGCTACAGGAGTATTTAATCTATCCGCCGGCGGTGCAATTCAAGTAAACGGAATTCAAGTTTTGACTTCTCGCATCACTGGGTGGGGTGCAGCACTCAACGGAGCTAAGTTTGCAGCTTTTGATGCTTCGACTGCAACGCCCTCACAAACTGCTCAAGCTGTCGCTGAGTTGATCAATAATTCTAGGTCTCACGGTTTTATTGGAAGTTAAAAAATGGGACAAGTAGCTTACCGCGCTAACCTTTCCTCTGCCACTTTCCCAATGACAATTGCGGACGGCGGCAGAACTGTCATTGTCCCGGGCCCAGATCAAAACTTTGATAGGCGAGTTGACCCAGAAGGTGAACAAAAAGATGCAGGCATTCCTCAGGCTCTCTATATGGAGAATGTGGTACCTACTGTTAATGGATATCAGAGCGTAGGATATATTAGACCTACGCTTAATATGACTCTTGCCTCAGGTAGAACTATTGTTCACAAGATTGAGGTAATGGCTGTTACGAGTTCTAATACAAAGTTACCTGTTACATTGTATGTAGATAGCACTGGGGTTTTTAGTGTTGGAATTGATGGCAGAAGCTCGGTCACTTTTTCTGGTACTGCTCCAGGCTCGTCCGTTCTCTTATCCACTGCAATGGTGGGGAATAAATCATATCTCTACGATGCTATTTCGAACAGACTCTATGAGATTACTGCAGCTCCCGGTATCACACTTACCAATGTAACCGCTTCTGTTACTCCTGCTAGCTTCTTTTCTACCAACACTATCTCTTCTATCGCAGGATCAAATAACTACCTTATTGCATCCGCTTTTGATAGAATCTATTACTCGTCTCTGACTACTCCTACCGATTTTGTCGCCTCTTTAGTTTCAGGGGCCGGCAGCATTATTCCTAACAATCTAAGTGGAGCAATTCGTAGAGTTGTTTCGAGCGTTGTAGGTTTCTACGTCATCACTTCCGATGTTGTAATTGCCGCAGAATATACTGGTAATGCTAGGTATCCCTGGAAGTTTATTGTTGTCAAAGGATTGAGTGGAGTTAAATCTACGGCCAATTCGACTGATTTACAATACTCTATCTATTCTAATGCGTACACTCAATCAGCTATAATTGTTGGAAAGAATGGCGAGATTAAAATTCTGCAGCGGGATCAGGCGCAATCTCTATTGCCAGAACTTGATGACTTTCTGACAAATAAAGTACAGCAAGATTCCCTGAATTATACAACAAGTGCAATTACCTCTCAAGCTCTATTCACACTAGAGCCGAGAGTTTTTGTTGTTGGTGCTAGATATTTTATTGTATCCATCAATGACAGCTCTACTACCACAGCCTTTGCAGGTCAGTATACCCATGCAATGCTGTATGATTCTATGACTCAACGTGCAGGTAAGTTAAAGATTACCCATGATTTCATCACAGAGGTAGATCTTGAGATTGCTGCATTCCCTGGCCCTGAGCCATCTTTCCAAGGTGGCAAAAATAAGAAACTCATTGCTTTCGTGGATGGAGTTCTGGGCACAATTGCATACGTGAATTTTGATATCTATAATTTCACAGCTTTGAATAATGCTAGCTATGAAGCTGCACAGGGCGCACTGATTCTAGGCAAGTTCCAATATGTTCGCTCCCGTATGATGCAGATGGAGGAGATTGAAATTGAAGGGCCGCAAAACACTGCGATTGTTCCTTCTCCTAATTTCTCTGTTGCTCTCCTCCCTAGCACAGATGGTCGCAATTTTGATGCTCCTGTCCCGCTGACACCTCGATCAATTAATGGCGGCTTGGCAGTTTATAACTGTCACCACACAGCTCAGAACCACTCGATTCTAATCAAGGGTGCTTTCTCCATTAACACCTTGCAGCTCAAATTTGTTCCTGGAGGTGAGCGATGACACAGGGAACAAATGCTGTATCACCTTTCATTGATCCCAATCTACGGGATTTAGCTGATTCTATTGGTATCACTCAATTCCAGGGAGCAGACAAGTGGTACCAAACAATTGGTGGAATTCTTATCCAAGGTGGCCTAGTAACTGGAGTAGGCTCAGGAGCAACTGTTGTTGTACCTTTTAATGTTGGCTTTCCTACTCAAGTTCTAGGTGTATTCGTACAAGCCCTCGGAACTTCAGTCTTAGGCTGGTCTGTAAATAACATCACAACTGCACAATTCGAATTAGTTAATGCAGCAGTAGCGGCCAGATCATTCAACTGGTGGGCGATAGGTGTCTGACAGTATCCCTTCTGTCTATCTAACCTATCTCCTGTATCCTATCTAAAATCACCGGAAGTATCACCGATATGTCCGATCAATCTGAAGTTAAACTAACTCTTAAGGAAACAATTGTGGGACGTTTATCGCCTCATGATTCCTCTATTGAAGGAATGTTGGCTAAGACATTTGCAGCTTGGCTAGGCTTTTTCGGAGGTGTGACACTCTCAGATGTGTTCACATTTGCTAGCATAGTGTATGTGTGTTTAAACATTTTTGTGCTTGTCCGTGATAAGCTCCTGAGGAATAAGGGAGAAAAAGTTACGGGTGAGAGTAATGGTAAAGATTCTTCAGGAGAATAGATTATGGGTATTAACACTAACCTCAGTCTTGACCTAGGTACTCTGCTTCCCGGCACCACTTCAATGTCGGGGTCGGGAAGTAAAACTTCTCAGCGAGTTCTTTCCGAAGAAGCTCAGATGCGAATGATTACGCAGGCTCTTTCTGCTGATCAAGGTTTGGCTCAGCTTCTTTCTTCTCAGAATCTTGCAGGTGGAAATTCCAGCTCTTCGGCCACTCTGCAAGCTCAAGATTTTATGGCTAAGGTGATTGCCGAACTTGCAGCAGTGACTGCCCCCCTGCAGGAAACTCAGGAATCTGGGCAATCGAATAAGAAGAAGATGTCTGTGATTTGCACTGAGCTGGCGCGCCAAGGGAAACTTCCACAAGAGTTGTATGCTGCAGGGCATGCACATTTTGAAGCTATCCCGGAACTTACGAAGCGTGGTTATTGGAGTTGGGCTACTTCTGTAGTTCCTCTCATGCAACGCTCTGAGCGACTTTCTTCTATTCTGGCTCCTGTTGTTCTGGGTCGCTATAAGATGATTACTGGCCGCGGCTGGAATCTTCTGGGCGCTCTGACAATTTATCTGGGCCAGCCAATCTGTTTCCTTATTGGTGCCATCCTCTCGCTTGGAGATTCTTATGGCCGAACCCAATCCGGTAATTGAACTGATTCGTGGATTGACTGGTAATGCAGTTCAGTCCACTGGTTCATTAGCTGCAGCCAGAACAAGAGCTGCTACTCAGACTACTGATCTGATTTCTGAGCAAGTAGATCTTGTTCGGGATGTAGCTGCTGCTAAGCAGATTCAAGTTTCAGCAGAACGCAGTGCTCAAATGGCTGCGCAGGATCAAGCCATCCAGATTATTTCTGGCAATCGTGGCATGGAAACTCTCAGTAAGCTTCTTGGGGAAACCACTCGAGTTGCTGATGAGGTGGTTGGCCTAACTCAAACTGTTCGTAAAGAGCAAGAGACTCGTCTGATCGATGATCCTCTTACCTGGATTAAAGCTCAAGTTGACTGGGACAATAACCAGGAGAAACTTCAGGGGGCTGTTAGCCAACTTCAAGTTGTACAAGCGGCTGCTCAAAGTGTGGCATCCCAGATTGGGCAAGTAGGTGAGAAGAGTAAAGCTCTTGCTCGCACCATTACTCAGGTCGGTATCCAGGCTGAGAATGATCAGATTCGTCTGACCGCTGAAGGGCAGCGAGCGAATCTTGCAATCGAGGGGATTAAACTAAACCTCGGTGGCGTGGAAGCAGCAGCTAATGCAGATGATAGGATGTTGCAACTTGCAACTTCTATTTATGGAGTTGAAAGAGCCGAAGCTCAGTTCCAGCTTGGTTTGGAAGCAGCCGAACGAGATCGTGCTCGTGATACTGCTGCGCGCCGGAAAGATGAAGATGAGCGACAATACAACGAAAGAGTAGTTGCCACAATTCAAGCCGGTCAAAGATCCCGTGGGGTTCTTCCTGAATCTGCTCAGGCCATTAAAGATAAGATCCGCGCAATGGGCGGTGTGATTAAAGATGATTATAAAGATCTTTACGACAAGGGAGAAATCTATCTTCGTAGCGGCCAAGCAATTCTAGGATACTCTCCTGGAGAATCTGCAGCCATCCTTTCTAAGGATCCTACTCTTCTGGAAAACCTTGATGCTAACCAGCGTAAGGTTGCTGATGTTCTGGCAGAGGCTACCAAGGTTCTGGGAGATAAGGCTGTCCGTACCAAGGAAGGTTTGGATGATGACAAAACTGGAGCTAAGGCTCGCCGCGTAGTTGCAGAGCAGACTAATCAACTCATTCAACAGCAGCTTGCTTTTGTTGGAAACAATCCGGATAACCCATTCTATGTGGGCGATCTGAGTGCATACATTGGATCATCGAAAGCTCCTGGAGTTTCTACCTTCCAGAACTATCCGATTACAAAGTTGGTACTTAATCCTGCCATTGAATCAGGTGTGAGTCTGGCTGATCCGAGTGTTGTCTACAAACTGGCACTAGGTGCAGTTAAAGAAGGTAAGATTACTTCTATTCAAGCTGCAGCAGATCTTACCAATATCTATACTCGAGCGGGTGCTATTAATAGAGCAGCTACAGATTGGCGTCGCTTTGGTATTTCGCTTCCTCCGAATGCTGGACAATACAAGGTTAAGATCAACGGAGAGGTTGTCAACTTGACTGACTTTCCATCAGTTGCAAATGCTATGGCTCGACAATTGCGAATTGACGCATTTAATGAAAAGTTGAGCCAGCGTAATGTTCCTGCCGGATTCCTTGGTCGAATGAATAAGGAATAAAAATGAGTGATCTTTTCTCCTTTGTTCGTCCTCCTCAATCCACCCCTGCACCTGTTGAGGAAGAGGAGGGTGATTCTCCGTCCCTTCCTTTTCAGATTGCGGACCTCCATAACATTTCCAATGGCGGCGTAAGTTGGACTAATCCACTTAGCTGGGGAGAGAAGTTACAGGATATGGGCCGCTTCATTGCGGTTTCTGGCCTTTCTGGAATCAACTCTTTCTTCAATACCGCTGCATATGTTGGCCAGTTCTTTGATCCTGGTATCCAGGAACGAGATACTGCGGACTGGATTACAGAACTTGATACGGATCTGGGAAACTATTACCGGATCAATCAGGAATCTGCGGATGTTACCGGCTTTATTCTGGGTGCAATTGTTCCTGGGTTGGGAGGCATTCGTGTATTTAATGCAGGCCAGATTGCACTAAAGACTGCCATTAATACTGGTAAGGTTGGTGGAACTACTGGGCGCGCATTAGGTTTGTTGGTGCCGAAAACTGATGAGTTCATGGATCTTGCCATGAAAGATATCACTGCATCCACCACGACTTTAAATCTGGTGAATGCAAATACCACCAAAGCCATCGGAGCAGGGCTGTGGCAGAATGTGATGGAGGCGGCGGCCTTTGAAACTATGGTACAAGCTACCATGTTCCGCTCTCCTATTTTGCAGCAGCAAGATGGCTGGGATATCGCACAGAACATTGCAATCGGCGGCCTGTTAGGTGGTGGCGTTGCAGGAGTTTTTGGTGCAGCCCGTTTGCGTGGTCGGCTTAAGACTGCTATTCGAGAAGAAGAAGTTCTGCGGCGTCCTTTTCAGGAACGTGTGCAGTTCTCTGTAGCTTCTCCGGATGCTAATCGTTTGATCCAACTCAGCTTTGATTCTGAGATGGCAGCAGTTCCTATTACTCTCAGGGCCGCTGATGGCACACTGATTGAGAATAACTTTGCTGCTACCAAAACTTTATATGAACAAAAGATCCAAGCTAATGCTCTAGATCAGCGCACCTCTTGGAATAATCTTTCCACAGATTCCCAGCTTGGTAACACTGTTGCCAATCTGATGTCACCTGTGATTAAAGATGGCCGCCTGGTTCCTGGGTTTGCGCAACAAACTTATGAGTCCGCTTCAGGAGCTGTGAAGATTCTACGTGCAGGTGACCAACATCCTCTGGAACTTGCTCAAGCTAAAGCTCTTGCCAAAGGCGAGCAGGTTGAGAATCCTATTGCTATCCGTTTCATCAAACTCCAAGGTGATGATTCAGGTGGCGTGTTCGATTCTCCTGGAGCCTATCTTAGTTTTGCTGATCGGTATGCGACACCTGATAAGGTGCGGGCAGCGATTCGGGAATCTTTTGGATTCAAGCAGAAGTTCGAGGCTACCAATCGTTGGAGCGCTTTGAAACTTAAGGGAGCCAAAGCTGTAGAAGAAGCTGAAGCTCGCCATATCTGGGCCGCCCGTAGTTCTGGGATGCTGAAAGAGATTCCAGAGAATGCTGTGATTGATCGTCATGATCTTCCTATGCTTCAGCGAGCATACGCTGATGGTAGGACAGATATCAAAATTGTTTCCGGAGAGGGTCCGACTGTTTCTATTGATCCTGTAACTTCCTTAGAGGAACTCTATAAGATTATCAAGCAGTCGAAGAATGAGACGATTGAACATTTTGGTCGCTCATTCCTCACCAAGAAGGGTAAGGCTAAGAAAGGAAAAGAGCCTGGGCTGATTCCTAAAGCTCAAGCTCAGGATGGAGCGATTGGAATTATCGCAGATGTAAGGAAAAACTACCTGGACGGTAATCCTTCCGGCGTAGAGGCTGATGATCTGTTTGCAATGTCAGCGGCTGGTAGGAAATACCAGAACCAACTCTCAGCTCGCGGCCTTTCTCTGACAACTCCTGAGGCTGCAACTCCTGTGCAGTTCCTTCCGAAGTACGCGAAGGTAGTCTACGAACAGTCGAAAGATATTGCTGCCCTGAATGAGAATGTTCTTGATGGCATTGCTCATTATGCGGCCATGGAAAAGATCTATGTTGAATCTGCGCAGCGGGCATCAGCGAAAGTTCTGGGCGGCTGGGCTGAACAACTGCCTGCACTGAAGAAAGATAAGCTTGTAACTGCTACGCGTGATGATCCTTCGGCGGGTCTTTTCTCCAACGATTCCTCTGCCTATGGAACTATTGGATCCTCGATGAGCTTTATCGGATCCATTGTTCGAGCAATTAAACAAGATTTCCGTAAGAATCTAAATGATACACTTGCTCCTGCCATGACTCGGATGGCAGGAAAGACTGAGGCTGTCTTTGAATTTGAAGGTTTGAATCAGAAGATCACTCGCACTGGTAAGCAATTCTATCTTCGGGAATCTGAGGATGGTACGCAGGTTCTGATTGATAAGAAACTGGTGAAGAGGAATAAGGCGGGTGAAGAGGAAATCAATTGGGAAGCAGCCGAAGATGGTGTGAATGCTTTCAACATCCGGAATGTGGAGACTGCTGAATTCATTCGTGCACACATTGCAGCTTCTGGCCGCAGGACTCAAAACTTCCGAGAGATTCGTGCAGCGCAGGGGAAGGTAGATAACAAGGACCCAGAAGTTTTCCGTCCTATTCGTCCTGACCTTAAACAGTACGCACACTTCGCATTTGTCAAAGATCCTCGTGTCACTGGCACTGGGCACATGACAATGATTCATGCAGCATCTGAGAAAGAACTCGCTCAGCTTGCTGAACGTGTGCCGCCACAATACAAGGTGATCTATAAGCGGGACACTGAAGATTACTTCAAAGCTCGCGATGAGTATGATTATCAGCGCACTCTGAATGAGAACTATCTAGATTCAGAGCTGGCTAACAATGGCGTGTTCTCGAACTTCTTCCCGAAGTCTGATCCCCAGAAAATCGCTGATGACATTCTCCAGCAACATTACCGTGAATCCGACACTCTGGTTTACGAATCAGTTCGCCTGAATTACGAGCCTCAGTTTGCTCTCCTGGAAGATCTAGGCCGCCAGTATTCTCTGGTGGAGACATCTAAGTTCGCCTCCCGCGCGGACATGATTGAAGCACAATCTAAGAATCCGTACTTCAATCAGATTAAGACAGCTCTGGATATTTCCAAGATCAATGAGCACCCACTAGTCTATGGAGCTAATAAGCTTCTGGATACTGCGGTGTCTAAAGCCTGGGCATCCATTACTCGTACATTCGATGAGATTAAATCTCCAGGCGAGCTTGATAAGATCAATGCACTTACGGCGGAGTATGGTATTCAGCCAGCTTACTATGATGCTGCAATGCAGGCACTTGTAAATCATACAGCGCCGCGTGGAGCATTGACTCGCTTTGTTCGTGGAGCCAATGCAATTCTCTCGCGATTCACTCTGGGCCTGGATCCTCTTAACGCACTGAACAACGTTATTGGATCTAATGTCCTGCGTGGAACTGAGATGGGATTGTTGACTCGTGCGATTCGAGAGGGTAATCAAGCAGTTGCTGGTGATCTGTCAGCTCTTGCTAAGATCAAGCTTCCCGGCGTAGAAGCTGAAGTTCTCTCTCCCACGAAACTTTTGGCTCAGGCAATTACGAATTTCTGGAAAGATGCTAAGCAGCCGGGGCAGCAATATGGTCCGCTCATGGCTAAGTACCGTGATATGCAGATCATTAAAGATCGTGCAGAGCAGCTTAAAATGCTGGTAGATGATTTCACCCTGAAAGGAACTGAGTCTGCCGCTGAACTTGATACTCGGATGGCACGCGGATTTGCTCGTGCTAAAGAGCTTACATCTGAGAAACTCGACACCGCAGAGAAGCTGACTGGTAATACTTTCGCAGAAGAGTTTAACCGATTCATTTCTGCGAATGTGATGGATCAGATTACATCCATTGCAGTAAAACACGGATTGATGGATGATGCGACTGCTCGTACTTATATTAATACATTCGTGAATCGAGTGGAAGGGAACATTGTTGCTAGCCAGCGGCCCCTGATTTTCCAGGGTCCAATTGGTCAGGCAATCTCGCTCTTCCAATCTTATCAATTCAACCTTATCCAACAGCTTCTTCGTTTTACTGCAGAGGGTAAAGCGAAAGATCTTGCTATGTTGGCTGGCCTGCAAAGTACGCTATATGGGTACCAATCTCTCCCGGGATTCCAGGCAATCAATGTCCACATCATTGGACAGCTCGGCGGGAATGATGCGCACAAGGATTTGTACGATATCACATATGGAGCAGTTGGAAGAACTGCAGGAGATTTCATCCTCTATGGAATTCCCTCAACCCTTCTCGATACCAACATCTACTCTCGCGGCGATGTCAATCCACGACATCTGACTATTCTTCCTACCAGCCTTCAGGAAACTCCGATCGTTGCTGGTTGGGGAAAGTTCTTTGGTTCGATCTACGAGACATCTAAAAGAATTGCAGGCGGTGGAAATGTGTGGGAGACTTTCCTGCAAGGTGTGGAACACAATGGTATCAATCGCCCGCTAGCAGGACTGGCTCAAACTGTGCAAGCCTTTGGGCCTGAAGGCATGGCTTATTCCACATCTAACAAGGGAACTATCCTCTATCAAAATGATTTGATGAGTCTTGCTACACTTACACGTCTTGCTGGCGGTAGGCCAATGGACGAAGCAATTGTGAACGATGCTTTGTTTCGAGTGAGAACTTACGAAGCAAGGCGCCGGGAAAAATTGCTGAGTCTGGGAGAAAAAGTTAAGGGCACTCTCATTCAAGGAAATCAACCAACTGAAGAACAGATCAATCAGTTTGCTGAAGAGTATGCAAAACTCGGCGGCAAGCAGAAACAGTTCAACAAGTGGATGATGGAAATGTATAAGAATGCAAACACGGCGCAGGCTGAGAAGCTTGCAGAATCTTTAAACAATCCGTACTCTTATAAGATTCAGCTTCTTATGGGAGGAGGCGAGTAATGCCCTCTACCTCAGTAGTAGAAACAAATACAGGGCGAGTCATTAATGTAGACCAGGTTCATCCTAACCTGCCACTACTGTATGATGAAGTCCTAGGTACTTGGCATCCTCAGCTTGGCGTTGAGGGTATTGCTAAGTCTGCTAACTATGTTTGGGATACTGGATCACTTAGCTGGGTTGTAATGACTCAGCCTAGCGGAGGAGGTGGAGGAGGGGGTGGAGGAGCTGTAACTGTAGCTAATGGAGCTGACGTAGCTCTTGGATCTACTACAGATACTGCTGTAACTTCTGATGCCGCTGGAACTGTTTCAGGAAAACTTCGTGGTCTAGTGGCTATCTTAGCTGATGTTTGGGATAATGCAAATAATCTTCTCCGTATTGGTGGTACAGTATCTGTAGATAACTTTCCGGCGAGCCAAACAGTCAATGGTACCGTAGCAATCTCTAATCTGGCTGGATCACCTATTGCAGGAAAACAAGTGTTTGTCTACAAAGTAGGTACAGCTCCTGAAGCTGCTGGCGTATTTTATTGCTGGGCTAAAGATACAGGAAGTCCTGGAGCTTGGGCACCTGGAACTCCTGGATTAAATGGGCGAGCCACTGATGGAACTCTTGCAGCGGATGCTGGGTGTTTGCGCATTCCGAATCCTACGCTCGGAGGAAACTATCTTTCTCAGTGCTCTCTTGGAACTACAGTAGCTTGCTTTCTTAACATCTTCGATTTTGTCTGGGTTAATAGTGGTCTGGTAGTAACTACTACAACTGCCCAAGCTATTACCAGTGTAGCTTTTCCTGCACGGGATGCAGCAGGCACCGCGAATGGACAAGGTTTTGGTATTGGTATCCTTGTTACCACAGCCACAACCAATGCAGCCGCAATTGCTACAATCACAATTAACTACACGAACCAAGCAGGAACTCCTGGACGTACCGCCACCATTTCCTCTTTCCCTGCAACTGCTGTAATTGGTACTGTTGTTCTTGCTCAGCTTCAGGCAGGAGATACTGGAGTTCGTAGTATTCAAGGTGTGACACTTGGTACTAGTTTAGTGGCGGGAGCAATTTCACTTTTTGTGTATAGTGGAATTATCTCCCAAAGTTCTGCCACTCCTAATGCTGGCGGACCTGCTCTTACTAATGTGCTTGATCCTGGACCAAGACTTTACAACGGAGTTTGTTTGCTTCCTGTAGGATTGATGTCAGGAACTGTAGCAACTACTCTTGTTGGAACAATCATTGCAACGGAGCGATAACATGAAATCTCACGTAGTTGTTATTTCTCGTAAGTGGGCAGCTCCTGAAATCTCAGTCACTGTGACAAATAAAGAGATTGGAATGGAGATGTCTTTAGAGCAATTCATTGAGAGTGTGGTGAGCGAAGTAGGTAATCCCGCTCTATTGCTTACTAGATCTGCACTGGCCGCTAAGGTAAGTCAGGCAGTAGATAAAGTTGTAGCGGAAATGAAAGACGCTACGAAACACGCTGTTTAACTTGATAGGAGTTTATCATGGGACCTAGTTTAGAGATTTCTTTTGTTCCTAACGAAGGTGGCAGATCTGAACTTGTAGCTGTGACTACTACTTCAGCCCAATCCACTGTATTGTATACAAGTAATGATGGGTATGTAAATCTCATTTCTACTATCGATTGCTTTATGCGTATGGGTGTTAATCCCACTGCACTTAGTACCGGAGTGGATCAATTCATTCCTGCAGGTAATCTGCTGAGAACAGGTCCGGTGCCAGAAGGTTTTAAGCTTGCCTTTATTGCAGCCTCCGGATCAGGCACTGTGTATATTACAAAGGAGAGTTAATATGATTGGGCTTGCACGCAATCAATTCATTCAGGGGGCGAGTTTGCCTTTTGATTCTTCTTGGGTAAACTTTGTCCAGTCTGGGTTTATTCTTCCTACTAGTGGCACAATCGCATCTCGGCCTGCAATGACTGCAGGAGTTGCTTATATTGAAGGGGCTAAAGTATCCCTCTCGGCTGTGCCTTTAGTTCTTACAGCTTCCAGAGATAACTACATCGATATTAATCGTTTTGGTGCAGTGACTGTCAGCCCAGTAGTTATTGCTGCTACTGCGCCGGCCATCCCAGTTAATGCTATGCGGATTGGCTTTGTCACAACTAACGCCACCAACGTTACTGGATCAACATCTAATGCCTTTGATAATCAAGGCAACTGGATGGCCAACACTAGTAGAGCCCAGGCCTGTAGACTTCGTAGCAATACTTTACAAGGATCTGGGGGTGCAGAAATCTCAGTCAATTTTCCGGATGCAGATGTTTTTGATAATGCAGGACTTCATGACCCTGTAACGAACAATAGCCGAATTACCTTTCCTGCACCCGGAGTTTATTTTTTATCTTGCGCAATTGCATTTAGTGCTCCTCAAACTCCTTTGTCTTCGTTCTCTTTGTATCTTCGCCTGAATGGAGCTACAGAGGAAACAACTTTTCCTCAAGACTCTAGAGGAACTGCGGGAGCTGTTATCAATATGCAGACTTCTGGATTTGTGGTAGTGCCACCTTCCTCCGTTCCTCAGTATGCAGAGTTCCGCTTCATTCCTAACGGAGTTGCCACTGCTACCTTAGCAGCGGCTTGGCTTCAATGTGTTAGGGTAGCTTAATGGCCAAGTTACGCATACCAGACGGGCGTAGATTATTTGGGGCTAATATTATCCCAACTCAGGCGGACGTTGCACCTGCGGCTGGACAGCTTGCATGGAGTAATCTTTTTCTGAACTGGGATGCACGTTGGCCTGTGTGGATCAAACCTCAGGTAGATTATCTTGTAGGTAACAATGTTGGAGCTAACTGTCTTAGAATGATTGGCGGGCTAGATGGCGTAGCTGCTGGATTATACACTCAAAGTTATCATGACGATAAACTAGAACAACTTGTTTCATATGTTGACTCTCTTGGAGCCCACTTTTTTCTATGTGGAAGTGGTACTCAGAGTCAGTTAGTAACTGCAATTGGAGGTGGACTTACTGGGGCTCAGTACGGTACTATGCAGGGTACTACAATTACTAGGATGCAGAAATATCGCGGGGTTATTGGAGCAGATCTGATCCAAGAATCTCAAGGTGGATCCATTGGAAATTCTTTTCTTATTCCAATGTTGCAAGCCGCTAGAGATAGAGGAGCTACAATTCCATTAACATGCTCTGCTGCAGTGGCTACATCTCAGGGAGAAAATTGGCTTCTGGGAATTACACAGGGCGCAATTCTTCAAGCGTTTGATTTCATCAGTATTCATTGTTATTTCCGGGCAATCGATGCAACTTTTTGGGATCAATTCTTTGCTGCTGCTCCCGATTACGATGTGATTATTGGAGAGTTTGGAAGAGCACTTAGCGCAGGTGCGGCTACTCCATCAGACCCTGTAAGTAAGGCGCTACAAGTTTCTGATTTCACTCGTTGGATGGAAATGGGAAATGCTACAGATAGGCGTGTTAGAGGTGCGTTACTCTGGGCGTGCAGTGATCAACGCACCGACGACAACACAGAACGCTGGGGAGTCTATGATGAAAACTTTGTTCCACGTCCTTGGATGTTAGATGTAGTAAAGAGATATACACTAGGCTCTTTAGCTAAAAACAATCAGGCCATTCGTTAACTCAATAGCTCTAGACGTAAAAAAGCCCCCAAAGGATTTCTCCTGAGGGGGTTTTCTTTTGCCTGCTGATTACTCACCTTTGAATGGAATCACAATCTGTGTTCGTTTTTCATATAATGCTTTGGTAAGCTGCTCACAGAGGAATAGAACATCTTTTAGTGTGTGAACCTCAGCTACCACAAGAACATTCGCGTAAGTTGCGATTTCAAGGAGCCGGATATATACATCCTTTTGTGGCTGATTCTCTAGGATGGTACAGAGAGCTGGATGGAAAGCTACTTCTCGATTCAGTGCGATGATCTCATCCTGAAAAAGTTCGTACTTGAGTTTCGCATTCGGCGGCAGAGACTGTACCTGGAAAGGTTTATCACTTGTGCTCATGTATTACTCCCACTGTAGGTATTGGTTGTATGCGAAAATCTGAGCTAGGTGTGTAGCTTGATTGATTGCATCTTGTAGAGCATGATGAGGAACAGGATTAGTCAGGTAGTTAAGTTGTGGGTGTAGTTTCTTCAATGTGCGCATGTCTCGTACATTATTGTATTTCCAGGGAACAGGAAGTTTGTATTGCTGGTACGCGTTGGAAAGAATGACTGTGTCGAAATCTGTACCTTTGCACCAAATGATAGGTTCGGCGCGCAGAGAGTGCAACCAGTAACTAAATTCTTCCAGCCCTGTGTAGAGATTAATTACTCCTTTAGGCTGCTGGATAGTTTGCTGTGCCCACCAGGCCAGAGTAGACTGAGATTGAGTGCGCCCGGACTGCGTGTCTGGATTATACTCTCCGTAGAATGTTTGTTGATCTTCTCTGTGCATAGTCACTGCGCCAATACTCAAAATCACAGCACTCAGATTTGTGTCGAGTGTTTCAATATCTACCATGATATGTACTTTATCTGAGCTCATGAATGATTCCTTTCTCTGTTTGGATAATCTTAGCGCCAACTTTCTTTTTCAGGCGCCACTCTTTACACGATTGTTTCATAGGCTTAGGAGCGGGCTTGGGAGCATCGTACATTCCATAGCCTAGTTTCCACAATGCTACAGGATGACCTTTCTGTCCTGACTTGCCCCAACTTTCAATGTATACCAGATTCTTAATCTCACCCTTACGAGTGGCTAGTAGATTCATCCAGCGACACACTGTTGTTCTTTGCAGCCCTGTAATCTCAGCAATCTGGTCTTTACTTCTAGGGGTCTCTGCGATAGCTGAAAGCATTACCTTAAGTATCGCAGCATTCTGAAGACTATTTGTTTTCTTTCTTATCGGCCCGCGCGATTGCTTGCTCGTCGGAGTATCGGAGACTGACATAACGTTTTCCTAGCTTCTCTGCATTAGCTTGAATGATTGCCTTACGATGTTCTTCGCTTGTTTTAGTGAGCCCAAGAAATGATTCCCGGTAAAGATAGAGAGCGTGTTCAAAGCGTGCACATAATACCATCAGAGAAAATGTATCTCGCGGCTTATTATAAATATATTCTCGCTTGATTACATCACAGATTTCGCCGCATGCAATAATCAATCGATCAGTTACAGTGCAGGTAGGTTCAAAAGAAGGAAATGCGCTGGCACAAATAGCTGCACGAGAAATACCATAGTGATTCCGTAGCGCTTGAAGATAGAATTCAATATCACCTAGTTCTTCGTAAGCATTCTTATGATCTTCAACTAGCTCACCAACTTCTCCGGCTAGACCAATGGCACAATGCAATGCCATAACTTGATCTGTACCAGGCTTGAAAAGCCAGCGAACAAACTGATCGTAACGTACAGTTTCATGAGTGGGAGCTACATCAGGATCAGTGTGGGGAAGGAGGACAGCGACGAAGATATCGGTGTCGATATTAGGAGAGTGGAGTTGTGGGGTGCCGTTCATCGCTTCATATCCCTTTCTTCTTGCGTCAGCAAGTTTGGATTAAAAATATCCGGCCGCAGTGCAGCCAGTGCTTTCTTACAGGGGAGAAATCCTCCCACCTCAGGAATTGTTTGAATCTTATCTGCCTGCTGCAGACCGATCAGAATATCTTGGAGCTGAGAAATCTTTTCCAGATCAGCATGTACTTCTCGCCAGATGTCTTTTAATCTTACAACACCTCGGGCATTGTGGATGATTTCTAGAACCTTATGTGTCACATCCGAGTTGCGGGCTTTTCCGAATTCTCCAAGGGCGCGCGGCATAAATTGCTCTGCGTGGCTAAGTATTGTGTTTGCATAGATAACATCACGCTCTGTAATTTCTGAAGATAGTCGATTTGCACTAACAATGAGACAGAGTTTAAGGAGGTGATCGAACCTGCGGTTTGAGTAACTTGCAAATCTAACATCATCAACTTTAGGATCGAGGATATAGATGTCAGCAAGGAGTTTCTTTGCTGTTCCAGTAAGCTGGGCTGGTCCGAATACTGTGGACTTAATCGTTCTAAGAAGCTCGACAAGTGATTGAGTTGTACTGGGATCTGGGATTGGTGGAAAGGGAATTCGTTTTCCATTAGGCTCACCGTAGATTAGGAGGATACGTGAGAAGAAACCTTGACCTAGAATTTCTGGGGGAAATGCAAGAGAGAAGCCAGTAGGAGTATTGCCACCGAGAATAGAAACAGTTGGATCGAGAATAGAAACACTCTTCCCATTCTTAATTCTGTTCTGGTAGATACCTGAAAAATCCCAAAGAGTGCCAAGCAAAGAAATGAACTCAAGGTTACCATTCCCGAAAAAATCATTAAACTCATCAGCCATGATAAACATTTCTCTAGCATCTCCATCGCCTGTGTCCTTTCCAAATAGATTCTGCTCTAAGATATCATCTACATTCGCCGCTTCACCCGGGCCAGACTCGCCGGCCAGATCAAGCATAAACTTTTCTTTCGTACTCTTATCTGCTGCTATTGTATTATACCCCGCTTTTAAGAGCAGGGATCGCATTAGTTTAATCGATGTTGATTTTCTGGTGCCGGGTGAGCCAATCAACATGCAGTATGTATTCGGATAGATTGTCTTAAAGCCGTGTTGAAAATAGTATTGTCGCCCTAGTAGGGCACCTAATCCTGCAATCGCACACCAACGCTGGAACACTGCCGGAGGTTCAGAGTCTGATGTGTATTGTAGGTAGGATGAAAAGAAATCCTCCGGCATGTGTGCTCCAGAATTGGAGAGGGCAAGTTAGTCTGAGGTACCTTTCAGTACCTTATGAGCAGTTCCTTCTCGGATGTGCTGCTCCCAATTTTCAATTCCTCGCTGCTCAATATAGTTCGCGATGATGACTCGCTCACCGGGAATGTAGTAATCAGTGTTTTGTTTCGTGTTGATCGGAGTATAAGTGTGGTCTTGAGTGATACGATCATGAGTTAGCATATCACCTAGATCTTTCAATTCCTTGGGCGCGCTATCCCAACAATTCAAGCCTCGATCTACTAGGGCTTTGAACAGTGGGATGGATGATTCATCCACCTCGATACGGATAAGGTGGAGAGAATTGTTGTCGTTACGGGTAACGCGTGCGGTAATGGTCATTCTGTTTCACTCCAGTATTTAGCTCTAACAAATTCCCCAGTAGCCTTGTCTTTCTTACCAAGTTTCAATGCTGCTGGGACGGTGAATGTTCGATCAACTCCAGATACGTCGCGGACCGTAACAGGAATCTCCATTGCGGCCCTGACCTTACCTGGCAGATCTTTTCTAAGTCCTTCCTCAGAATACGAGAAGAGGATCGAATCATGAATCTGAGCGTGCAACCTGAAATCGAGCGGGTTTGGTAATGCAATCTCATAGAACACTCTCATGAATGCTTCATTAAGCGTTCTTGCATTAAGGCTTTGAGGGCAGTGAGCAACGTACGCGTTGAGATCAGACTTCGATGAGTTTGGTCGGCCAAAGCAATATCTTGTCCAATCTCCGCTGGAAATGTACTCACTAGCCTTGTAATGTCTCTTGTTGTATTCTGTATGGTGATAAGCTCTGCTTGCAAGTCTTTTAGCAATGGTGATTTCGGAGGCAACCCATGCATAATAAGTTCCTTCAGTGAAGGGGAGCTTAGGCCCCCGGAGTTTAGGATATGTACGATGAAAAGATGCGAGCAGGTGCTCTGCAATTTTAGTGGGATCAGTGTACGGAAGGCGAAGTAATCGGGCAGCCTCCCAAATCTTAGCAAGTCCCATCGTGGAAATCAGGACCGCCGCTCCCATGTTATAGTTCGCTCCGTGGTTTACGCGCTTCGCCAAGTCTCGCAACGCTTTATCCAGAGTTTTCTTGTGTTCGTCAGAATAGATAGCTGTGTAAGGCACGCCGAAAAAAGCCGAAGCGTTAACACTGTGGAAATCTCTGGTTCCTGATACGGCGGCAATGAGGGAAATATCGCCAGCAATGTGCGCTGTGTCTCTGGATTCAGCTTGTTCCAGATCGCACTCTCCCAAGAAGAATCCATCATCGGCACAGATTGTCTGTTTGACTTCTGGACCTCTAGGAATGTTTTGTACTTGCAACCCTGCCCAGAAATGGTGCTCTCTGCTAGCCAAGCGTCCTGTGTCTGTTCCGTGAGGATTGAGAGCGTATAGAACACGGCCGAAGAATTCTTTAGCCCCACCCTCTCCGGCGTGGGTTCCTGATTTGACTGCATCATCATCTGTCCTAAGATAGGTTGAAGCTAGTTTCCTGAGGCCGCGTATGTCTAGGATCTGATTAAGGATTCGAGCATTGAGCGGATGGCGATAAGCTGCTTTTTGAAGCTCGGCTTCTCCGGAGGAAGTAATATCACGGCACCCGAGGATAGTGAGGAGTTGAGTAACTTGCTTGGGAGAGTTTGCATTAAATCCAGGGGAACCAAGGCAGGATCGTAAAGATACCGTGGCGGCTTCGATCTGTGAATCAATCTCTTTCCGCGCCTGTTTAAGTTTCTGTCCATCTCTCTTCAGTCCTGTCATTTCTGCCAGCAGGCAAGGAAAAACGAGCGGGAATTCCAGCAGGTAATTTCTCCTGGCCCAGTCTGGCATTTCATCCATTTGCCTAAGCCAGACATTAGCTGTTGCCCACGTATCCAAAGCGCAATATCTGTAATACTCGCTGAGGTCTGTGGTTTCGGCCAAATCCTTCCAATATACCACCTTGCGTAGAAAGAAGGCATTAAGGAAAGCAAGATCTTTTGGTAGTTCGGAATAGTAACAGTGAAATAAGTGTGCTGTGTCCCAGAGCCAGTTGATAGGCGCAGCGTTGTAACGAAGAAGATATGAATTGTCGTACTTGCCATTTTGAAATATCTTAGGAGGTGACAGTGCGTGGAGTTTTCGGGCTGCTGCTAGAGCCCACTCGGAATCCATGGGCAGAACAACTGAAACAGTCCTAGGCCGATCAGTGCCAGAGATATAGATAGCAGTATAGCCAATGCACCGAATCGATAGAGGGTCACGGAAAGTCTCGATATCAATTGCGATAGCATCTGAGCAGATGAACTCATCATAAATCTCCTGAAAATTCGTGGCAGTAAGAAGAGCCCACTTGAAATCAGAAGGCTCTGCCCACTTAGATGGTGTGATTACCTTAGAGATGAATCGCTCTGCAATGAACTTACCATAGGTAACTGTGAAGAGTTGCTTCAGAGGAGAGATAAAAACGATTTCGATTCCGCGGTATTCAAACAGAGAGCCCTGATAATCTGCCAGAGAAGGATTGATCCTTACATTCCCCTCGCGCGCCAGAAGTGCCGTAAGAATATCAGTATTAGTAGACACCACACGAGTAATGTTCTTACTCGGTTGTTTGCAATAGTGCTCAAGTTCATAAAGAAGCTTGATAGGATGAGTGTTTACAAAGGTTGTGACACCACCGAAGAGTCCACGAAGTTGTGGTACATAAGTTGCGTCTTCGGACGTGCCAAGAAAGAGTGCGTTACCTTTTGTCATGTTGTTTTTGTGCTGTCATTGAATCAAAGAAAAAACCTGTTTGTTGTGTATAAAGTTTTTCTTTTGCAAGCTGGCGTCTGTGCTGTTCTGCCCAGATGATTTCCAGATCCCCTGCAACTGAATGAATCAAAGCCGGCCAGGGTACACATTTTTGCAGGCCCGCAATCCTATTCTGAAGTTTGGTTTCACTCTGAAGTAAAGTTTTATCAGACATTCTTGTTACAGCGGCAAGAAGTTTATCTCTTGACATAAGATGTGCCATCACACTCTCCATTGAATGAGCTAACAAATACGCCCCAGAGGATTAGTCTGAGGCGCAGGGAGTTAGATCACTAGATTAGAACACGACGTTCTGGTAAAGATCAACTGGATGATCGAGAACATTCAATGCTTCGAGCTTTGCTTTGGTGATACAAAGATCTTCCACATTCTTACGAGCTACTTCAATGCGTCGATCAAGAGTTTCACCGATGGTTACAGGCTTGGCAACCATACGACCAGTATCAGTGCCTTTAGTGGCAAAGTTCTCAGAGAGGCAGCCCATGATTATACCACCATCAACGTGTCAATCTGAGCATACACAACCGGCGAACCATCATCTTGCTTCTTGTTCTTATCCTTCCGATGCTTGATCGAGATAACAACTTCAGCATTCTGAGAATCAGCGATCAGTTCACGATTGCTCTTTGCACCGTAATGTTCAGCCAGAGACTTCATCAGAGCCTTGAAAGAACCCTGTGCGTATTCATTGCTCAGATCGAAGAGTTGACGGAACTCAACGCCAGCTTCCAGAGGAGCGTCCGTAGAACCTGCGGGCAGTTCCACAGTTTCAATGGCTTTACCTTCCAGAGCAATGAATCGCTTCAGGCCACTAGATTCCTTACCCTTCTCATTGAACACATTCGGAATGGTGTATGCCAGATTCCAGCTCATAAGAATCTTATGTGCGCCGATAGGGTAAGTGCGGTATTCAGGAATATCGGCCAGATCATCCAGCGTGCCATCCAGAAGAGCGTCCATTTGGTCGAGCATATTGGTTTGTTCCATGATGGAGATTACCTTTGATTGATGAAAGAAAGAAAGTTAAAAAGAAGTACGTGCAAGTTGAAAAGGGAGTTTGTCGAGGATAAGAGTTAGCTGCGCATAAAGAACCTCCAAGGTAGAGTCGTTGTAAATGAGAAAAGTTTGCTCGGGCTGGTTGAAGTTGATTCCACTTTCAGATCGATGACTTGGAATTCCTACCTTACCATCGTGATGTGGACGGAGGATGTGGAAAACTACTCCACCATTATTACAAATCCAATCCGCCTCATCCTGGAAACGAACATCAGAAATGATTACTGTGTCACCTTCTTCGTAATGTCCTTCTCCTGCTGGTGGGGCAGACTTACCGATGAGGCGAGATTCCATGAGTTGGATCCAATGACTACTGAATTCACCATCATATAGTTCATTAACAAGATCACGGAACATCTCAGTTCCAACGAACTGTGCAATCTGTCGCGGGCTCACACCCCAGAATGTCTCTTGTTCTTTCAGCCCTGAGTCATTGAAATGATCAATCGGCAATCCAAAAGCAGCGGCACATGCAGCCTTCAATGGTTTAGCAAAAGCTTCGCCGTAACAATTCTCATAGTTCTGTGTAATCCAGGCGGCTGCCGTATCTTTACCTACACCAGCATGGCCATGAATTCCGATAAGTTTCAGAGAACGAATGTCGATGATATCATTACCCATAATTCCTTGGGCAGGGGTGATACTCATTTGCTCATACCTTTCTCTTTCATGCGTTGTTGAAGAGTCGAGAGACCAGTTACAGCATTCTGTGCTGGAGTTTGAGCACTAGAAATAACAGGTTGCGCTTTAGGTTCCTCAGTGGGCGGAGCATCTGCGGCGACGATCAAAGGAAATAGCGGAGCTAGATCAGGCTCAGGCAGATCTTCAATCCGGAAATCGGTCCTTGATTTAGTGAGACAATCATTGGAATATGTACTACTCGAATAAGCTCGGTGTTTCTTATTCTTCACCTCCATATAGATAACATGAGAGAAATTTTTCGCAATGGTCAGTGCCATTCCCTTGGAGCCGATTTT